CCCCCCCGTCAAGCCCTAGCCTACCCCTATTATTATTATACATTCCCACACACAAAATTTTATGTTATACAAATCGCAGGGGTCACGTTCTAGTTTTGTGTATTCTCCCTTACACGGCAAAGTTTCCTCTCCGTGACCCCCACACCCCCCCCTGTATTGCTTTTGCGGAATATCATGCTAAAATTCTGTAAAATTTATGAGGAGTTGAGTATGGCTGGCAGGCCGATGGTTAGGAAAACGCTTGCTGAGATCAAGCGGAGGGGCGGCGGTGAATATCTGCGTGAGTGGGTGTTAGAAGGTAATTCTATTGCAAGTTTAGCGCGAGATTTAGATGTTCATGCTGGGTCATTGCGTAACATGATTTTGCGTGATCCTGAGTTAACTACTGCGATAGATGAGGCTAGGCGTGTTGCGGCTGACGCGCATTTTGAGGCAGGTTTTGAGGCTATCTCTGAGGTTAATGATCGCAGGCAGCGTGAGATCATGGAGGCTTTGGGTGGGGATCGTGATATTAGCGAGGCCAATGTTACTCAGGTTGATTTAGGTTTGCTGAAGCAGAAGGTTGGTCAGCACAATTTAGCTGCGTCTAATTGGAACCCTGAGAAGTATGGCAATCGAGCCAATCAGCAAATCAACATTAATATTGGTGACTTGCATTTAGATGCGCTGCGTAAGATGAAGGTTGTTGAGCATGAATGATTTATCGCAAAACACGATGATGGAGTTTGCTCAGCGCTACTCCAAGAAGCCTACATTGTTTGTGCGAGAGGTGCTTGGCGTAGAGCCATTGGATTACCAGGCTGAGTTCTTGGAAGCTATTGCGTCTGGTGAGCGTAAGATTAGCGTGCGTTCTGGGCATGGCACTGGCAAGTCAACTGCTGCATCTTGGGCGATGCTTTGGTATTTTTTGATGCATTATCCAAATAAGGTTGTGGTGACTGCCCCTACGTCTAGTCAGTTGTTTGATGCGTTGTTTGCTGAGATGAAGCGTTGGATTAATGAGTTGCCGCCTGCGTTTCACGAGGTGCTGAATGTAAAGTCGGATCGCGTTGAGCATACTTCTGCACCGTCTGAGATGTTTATTTCGGCTAGAACTAGTCGCGCCGAAACGCCAGAAGCATTAGCTGGGGTTCACTCTGAGCATGTTATGTTGGTTGTTGACGAGGCTAGCGGTGTGCCAGAGCAGGTATTTGAGGCTGCTGCTGGTTCTATGTCTGGTCATAACGCGACCACGATTATGTTGAGCAACCCCACGCGAAGTAGCGGCACGTTTTTTGAGAGCCAAACGCGCATGGCTGGTAGCTGGTGGACGCGCCGTTGGTCATGTGTTGATAGTCCTTTGGTGAGCGATGAGTTTGTTGATGAGATGAAGTTGCGCTATGGTGAGGAGAGCAATGCTTTTCGTATTCGTGTGTTAGGTGAATTTCCGCTTGCTGATGACGATACGATTATTCCGTTTCATCTTGTTGAGAATGCGCTGCATCGTGATGTGCAGATTGATGATGATACGTCAACTGTGTGGGGTTTGGATGTAGCTAGGTTTGGTGCTGACAAAACTGCGTTATGTAAGCGGCAGGGTCCAATTGTGACTGAGATGCGTTCTTGGTCTGGGTTAGATTTGATGCAGACTGTTGGTCGTGTTGTGGCTGAGTATGAGGCGTTAACACCTTCGCGCCAGCCTAGAGAGATACTTGTGGATAGTATTGGCGTTGGTTCTGGCGTGGTGGATAGATTGCGTGAGATTGGATTACCTGTGCGTGGTGTGAATGTAGCTGAAGCGCCAAGTATGGGCGATACTTATTTAAATTTGCGTAGTGAGCTTTGGTTTAAGACGAAGGCGTGGCTTGAGGATCGTTCTTGTAAGTTACCCAAGGATGATCAGTTGCTGGCTGAGTTAACTGGTATTCGCTATAGTTTTACATCGTCAGGCAAGATGAAGGCTGAGAGCAAGGATGAGATGCGTAAGCGTGGTTTGCAGTCACCAGATTTAGCTGATGCTTTATGTTTAACGATGGCAAGTGATGCTGCCACGGCTATATCTGGAGCTATGACTTCTTGGCGTGGTGAGTTAAAGAGGAATTTGCGTGGTATTGCTTAATGTTGAGAGTGATTTAAGGAGTTGGTCTAGTAAGGTTTTAGAGGTTCCAAACGATCATTTGAAGGGTTTGCCGCCTTGTCCGTATGCAAAGCAGGCTTGGCTTCAAGGCAAAGTTTTAGTTTTAGAAGCGGATGATATAGCGGTTGATGCTACTCGTTGTTGCGATGAGTTTTATGATTTGGGTAAGGAGTTAGTTGTTGTTGCTTCGTTTAACATACCTGATTTGGATGAGTTTTCTTTGTTTGTTGATGAGTTGAATAAAGATTTTGATAGATTGCATTGCATGCAGTTTCATCCTGATTTTGGTGCGGAAGATGCGGAGCTTGATTTTTTGTATGATAATGATTGGGATAGCAGTTTGGATCGTGAGTATTGCATGATTTTTATTCAAGATTTAAGGCTTGTTGTGAATGCCAGTGACAAGCTGCAAAAATTGGGTTATTATGATGCATATCCGAGTTCTGAGTATGATGAGCTTGTCGTTAAACGTAAGGAGAGATTAGAATGGCTATGAAACCAAGATCAATGAAGCGTGGTAGCGGAATGAAGAAAATGACCATGAAAATGACTGCCACGAAAAAAGCTGTTAAGAAGCCAAAGAAAAAGATGCGTAAGTAGTGCGAAAGTTTAAGAAGGTTGCCAAAACTAAGTCTGGTGTGCCTACAAAGTATTTATCTGGTGCGAAAAGCAAGAGCGCCAAAGAGAAAGAGATATTAGACACGAAGCGCAAATATAAGGCTGGTCTGTCTATTGATGTGAAGAAAGTGAGTAAAAGTCGTGCCAAGCAAGCCCAAAAGAAAACCTCTAAGCGATAGCGTAAAGGCGACATTACGCAAGAAAGCAGCAGGTACAAGGTTTACGCCTAGTCAGTTGCAGTCTGTATATCGGCGTGGTCAGGGCGCTTACTTATCAAGTGGTTCTAAGAATGTTCCAATGTCTGCGTGGGCTATGGGTAGGGTTAACAGTTTTGTTAGTGGCAAGGGCGGTGCACGCAAAGCGGATGCTGATTTGTTAAAGAAAACTAAGAGTAGGAAAAAGTAATGCCTTATGCTAAGTACAGCCCCAAGCAAAAGAAATTAGCTGCGGTGGCGAAACCGCGCAAGAAGATAACAGGTGCTGATTTTAAAAAGATGCGCGGCAAAAAGAAGGGTAAGAAGTAATGGCAAGTCAGGCTAGATTTTTAGATTTCCTAGATATGATTGATGGTGGTGGCGCTGGACAGATGGGCGACACGTTTGAGGGTGGCGGCATATTTTCTGCTTTAGCAAACTTAATGGCTACGCCTTATGGCTCTGAAGATGCAGGTCGCAAGACTAGCCGTGAGGCATTTTTGCGTAGTCGTGGTTTGCTAGATGAACCTGCTGTAGCTTCTGCTGCGCCTGCTGTTGCTCCAGTAGTAAGGCCAAGAGTTAGGCCAGCTATACCTGGTTCTGATTATCCAGACATGAGTATGCCTGCTAATTCTGCCTATATGTCTCCGTTAGAGCCATTTGGCGGAGCAGGACCTAATATTACGGGTGCGGCTGCGGAGCGTGGCATGGGTCTTGATCCGTTTGGTGGCGCAGGGCCAGCTACAGATTATCCAAATATGAATATGCCTGCTAATGCAGCGTATTTACCACCACCTGTTTCTACTTATGGTGGTGGCATTGATCCTACTCAAGATGGTCGTATTCAGGCACAGAGAAACATAGATAATCGTGAGCGTTTAAGATCAAATATGGGTCAGATAACTGAAGCGGAATATAATACTTTATCTCGCGCTCAGAAAGCTGAATTAAGTTTACCAGTTAGACCTGTAGACTTAATGTTTGCTGGCTCTGATGCTTTTAAGGCTCCTATGGTTGGCTCTGGTAGGGGAATGGCAAGTGGAGATTATGGGTTTGATAGGTTTATGAATATGGTTCGAACAAATCCTAATCTTAGTTATTTAATGAATGAACCAGCAATGGCTTATTCCGTTTACAATAGAATGCAGCAATCTGGAACTCAGTTTTAATAATGCCAAAGGAGAAGCATCCCAGCTTAAAACGTGCAGGAGTGTCTGGTTTCGATAAACCTAAGCGCACTCCTAGCCATCCGACTAAATCTCATGTTGTTGTAACGAAAGACCCAAGTACGGGCAACGCAAAAACAATTAGATTTGGTCAGCAGGGTGCAAAGACATCTGGCAAGCCAAAGGCAGGAGAGACTCAGGTTATGAAAAAAAAGCGTGCTTCGTTTAAGGCGCGTCATTCTAAGAATATTAAGAAGGGCAAAACCAGTGCTGCGTACTGGGCAGATAAGGTAAAATGGTAAATGGCACTTACAACCTATGACGAACTAAAATCAAGCATTGCGGATTT